TATTATTTCCATATAATAATATTGTTGAATTATTGTGTAGTAATTGTAATTTAACTGTATTACCAGACCTTCCCAATTCACTTCAAAAACTTAATTGTTATAATAATCAATTAAGTGTATTACCAGAACTTCCTAATTTAATTGAACGTCTTTATTGTTATAATAATCAATTAAGTGTATTACCTGAACTTCCCAATTCACTTCAAATACTAGATTGTTATAATAATCAATTAAGTGTATTACCTGAACTTCCTAATTCACTTTAAGAACTTAGGTGTTTTAATAATCAATTAATTTCATTACCAAAACTTCCTATACCAGAATTTCCGAATTCACTTAAAATATTTGTTGATAATGATCGTGAATTTATATTAATTATAAAATATAATCAAAAACATAAATATTTAAATAAAATGATTTATTTGTAATTTTTTGTCAAGAATATTGGATTATTTGGATATATTTATGTTTCTAAAAAATTGATTTTTCTTTTTATATATACTATTTTTATTAAAAAGTCTTTCTAGAATGGGAATCTATATTACATATAAAAACAATTATAACGAATATTCAATTAATTCATTTGAAGAAATTGAAAATGATAATAATGTTCTGTATGTTGAATGTATGTATAATAAATTAACTGTATTACGCAAACTTCCCAATTCAATTCAAGAATTTTATTGTACAAATAATCAATTAAGTATATTACCAGAACTTCCTAATTCGCTTAAAATTCTAAATTGTGGATATAATCAATTAACTGTATTACCAGAACTTCCTAATTCACTTCGATGGGTTCTTTGTGTATTTAATCAATTATGTGTATTACCAAAACTTCCTAATTCACTTAAAATACTTTATTGTGAAAATAATAAATTAAGTATATTACCAAAACTTCCTAATTCACTTCAAGATCTTGGATGTTCAAATAATCAATTACGTATATTACCAGAACTTCCTAATTCACTTCAAAGACTATCATGTTCAAATAATCAATTTATTAAAAACATAAAACATAAATATTTTAATAAAATGATTTATTTGTGATTTTTTTTGTCTAGAATATAATGTTTTTCTAGACATATCAATATTAAAAATTGAATTTTTCTTTTCATTAATTACAAAATAAGATTTATTAGAATGTCAATCAGTTATATTTCTTTAGAAAATATACATAAATATGATACGAATGATCATACTAATTGTTTTCGCAATCAATTATTAACTTCATTACCAAAACTTCATCAATCACTAACACATCTAGATTGTTCTAAGAATAGATTAACTTCATTACCTGAACTTCCAAATCTTATTCAACAACTTTATTGTTATGATAATAATTTAACTGAATTACCAAAACTACCGATAAATCTTTTAACACTTGATGAAAAATTACCTAATCTACCATATACTATTAAAAAATTATATTGTTCAAGCAATATGTTAAATAAATTATCAGATTTTCAAGATTCAATTGAAGTACTTGATTGTAGGTTTAATAATAATAATTCAATATCAAATCTACCAAAATCACTTATCATATTTAATTGTTCATGGAATAAATTATTTTCATTACCAAACCTTCCAAATTCATTACAAGTGTTAAATTGTTCCTCAAATAAATTAATTAAATTACCAATACTTCCAAATTCACTCAAAGAACTTTATTGTGAAGATAATCTATTAATATCATTACCAAAGCTTCATAATTCATTAAAAATATTAAATTGTTCATCAAATAAGTTAATTAAATTACCATTGCTTCCAAATTCACTTAAATATCTTTATTGTTGTGATAATCGATTAACATCATTACCAAATATTCCCAAATTATTTATATCAGATTTATTTATTTTAATACAAAAATCTAAACTAATATCAAAAAAATATTTCAAATATAATTATTTAATAAAAATTGTATAATATTTACATATGTGGAATTTGACTTGCTAATCCTAATGCGACACTTGGTGTAGTTGGAACCGCACATGTTGATACAATTTCTGAACAAAGAGGAATATTTTTAGGAACTGGTAAAGCAACATTTTGATTTAAAGGTGTTGGAATACATGGACGATGATTGTCTCTGATAACTAATTTACTATTTACATTATAATCATAAGGAATCATTACACGTTCTTGTGGATTTTTACATAACCATTCCCAACGATTCCAACCAGTTTCTCTAAGTGTTGCCGGAGGATTTGAAAGTCTAGTATCTTCTGTTGGTGTAAAACAATCAGGCATATGAACTAAATCATAATCGATTTTAACTTTTCCATTACCTTCTTTATTTTTGTATCCAGCACCAGCACCACCATCACAATTATATGAAGCATCACATGAAGGCATATATTTTTTTTCTGGACATCTAGATTGAACACGGTTAATACCAATCATTTCGGAATCAATGTCAATCATAGATGTTGATTTACTAATACTTGCTCCAACACGTTGCATTCTAATATGTGGATCAGAAACAAAACAAGGATAGCAAGACACATTCGGTTCTGTTAGTTTATAAGTTCCTGGTCCGATACTTTCATGTAAGTATTGTTGAATATTACAAATATCATCATGTAATCTAGTAAAACTCATATTTATTATAATTCAAGAAATTTAATTTATATTTATTTTAATCCGAGAAATTTAATTTTGAGAAAATATTTTAATTTGATAATTTAATTATATTATATTTTTTAATAAAATCGTTATTTTTTTCAATAATATATTTATTCGCATTTTTAAAAAAATTTCGATTAAGTTTATCAAAATTATCAGTATAATATAATTGTTTTTGTATTGTGTATGTCCAATTTTTCATTAAAATTTTACTAATTGTAATTGATTGTCTTACAAAAGATTCCGGATATTTATCATTAAAAAAATCAATATTCATGAAATCATCATTATTTTTTTTAACTAATTCCATTAATTTATCTAATATTGATTGATCTATTCCACAATATTTTTTACCAATAATATAAAATTCACGACTCTGGGCATTTTGTATAGGTTTAAAAAATCTAAAATCTTCAAATCCATTATACCACAAATAAATAATATTCCAAATAATTGGTAATTCGATTGGTGTTAATATTTTTAATACCATCGACGATCCTATTGGTAATAAATATGACATCGCAACCATTGAAGAAAATGCTATTTTCGCATAACCCGGTTCATCCATTGGAATACCACAATCACTTGTCATTAAATCAACATTTTTACTAATCTCAGAATAAGAAATTATATTGTCATATGATGTAATATCTCCGGTTCCATTTACACCCCAATTCCATTGATTTGGATAATTTTTCATTAATTTAAAATCATCACCAAAATAAGATAATCCCTTTTGAGGTTTATAACTTTGTGCTACCCAATCAAGACCCTTAATATTTGTTTTTTGTTTAATATAATATTCAAGACAATCAATAAATGCCCCTGGTGCTTCACATAAATGTAATGATTTGACAGTAAGTGTATCTTTATTTCGTAAATATTTTGAATCCGATGGTAATAAATTAGTTTCTGATAAAATTTCATAAAATTTAAGCCAAGCTTGACTAACATTTCGTTTTGTTATATTTCTTACAAATGAAGCTAAATCATTTTTTTTATTATTTCCACTTGATTTATAATATCGAAATAATTGATTTACTTGAAAATATGTTGGTAGTTGATAATTATAATTTTTAATTTTGAAATTACGTCGTGTATCAATCATTTTTCCAGTTTGATAATATTGATGATTAATATCATATAAATCTTCAAATAATGATATTTTATTTATATATTTTCCTTTAATATTTTGTCCTTTATTGTGTTCTTTAATATTAGATTTTTTATGATTGTTTGTGATTATTTTTTTATTATGTTTTTTCATGGTACCACTAAATTTTATTTGAAATTTTGGTATCATAGTTTTATTATTAATACTACTCCCACCTCCACGTATTGAATATTTTTTCTTATAACTTTTTAATTGTGAATACTTTTTATTAAAATGTGAAGTTTTAAATTTAAAATTAATAGGTTCAATATTTCCATACATTTCACTCAATATTTGTTTTCCCATTATGTCATTAAACATAGTATTATTAATATAAGGAAAATACTCTATTCCCCATTTACGACAATACATAATTGAATTTTTTAGTAATTGTTTTTCTGAATATTTAACATCATTCAAATCATCAATTAATTTTATTTTATTTATATATACCTGATTTTTAAAAGTATTTATTTTTTGATTAAAATCAAAATATGTTTTTTTTTCTTTTTCTAAATAATTTATAGCAATTATAAAAAAATCATCTTCAAAAGGATTACTTATCTCTGGATTATATAAATATACATTTCGAAACATTTTTTGTAATTTAATGTATAATTCTGTTTGATTATCAAATAATTTACATTTAAATATTATTGAACCATTTTTATTTAATTTTTTTAGATAATTAGTTATTTGTATTTTTTCAAATTCATCCACAAAAACATATATTAAATCTGTATTTATTTCATTGTCTTTTTCATTAATGATATTAACATCTTTATAAACAAGTAAAAAATTATTCAATATATCTGAATTATAATTTTTTAATGGAATAAAATTTGTAGATAAATTTGGATTATTATATTTAATGACCTCAATAAAACTTGGTTGAACATTCATTTCAATTATTGATATATTTTTACTATCTTGAAAATATAATATATATATTTCATTATTATGATTAAAATAATTTGTTAATGGTTTGTATTTTTGTATTATATTATTTGTTATTGGTTCATATATATTTTTAATATTATAATTTTTATATCTATTTTGTAATTCATAATATTGGTTTTTAAATATTACATCATCTAACTTATCCATTTACTATTATAATAGTTTTTTTTTTAACTTTACTTTTTTTTTTAGATAAATTACTTTTAGAAAATGTTCTACGTTTCTTTTTTCCACCACTCTGTTTCTTATTATTTTCTTTATTTTCTTTATTTTCCTTTTGTGTTGATTCATCTTTCAATGTTTGTTCTTGTTGTTTTTTTTCATCATTAATTTCATTAACTATTTGATTCGCTATTTTATCAACAGTTTCGGATGGTAATTGTTTTTCAATTTGATTAGGTGTATTATTTCCTACAGTATTATTTGTTTCTGGTTCATTTATCTTATTTGATTGTGTTTCTGGTTCATTTGGTTTAGTTGTATTATTTCCCAAGGCATTATTAGCGATATTATAAGCTTTTTCACTAACATTTTTTATAACTGAACCGATAGCGGTAATCCCATTTGGAATATTAGACATAGCATTAATAATATTTTTACTCGTTGAAGGTTTAGGTTCTTCATCAGTTTTATTAGAATTATTATTTTGTGTATCAGGTTGAGTATTATTTTGTGTATCGGGTTGAGTATCTTTTTTTATATTTTTTTGAAAATCAAGTAATTCAAGAACACGGTCTAGAATTAATTTTTGTGAAAATTTTAATTGATCACGAATGTTATCATGAACTTCTTCACGTAAATTATCTATCGATTTATTCACATATTTTTTAATAGATATTGAAACATCTTCATCATTATTAGTAATTTCTTTATTTTTTAATTTTTGTATTGTTCCAATTGTATCATCTTGAAGATATGAAGCAACTTTTTTAATTTTTAAAAATTGTTGAATGTCTTCAATTGTTGGTTCTCCTTGGATATTTGACATTTATATTTTATTAATTTTTTATTTTTATTCATTTTTTAATTCATATTTTATTCATTTAGATCCATATATATATCTAAAAAAAATTTAATTAATTAAACAAAAAAATAAAATCTAATTAAATAATAAGTCAAATGAGTTTAAGTGAATTTAAAATTACTCTAGTTAAAACTGGTCATTCATGTTTATTTCTTGGTAAAGGTGGAAGAGAATTGGCTTCACAACTTATCGAGAAAAAATCTGAACTAGGATTAGATAAAGGATTACTTATCACCGAATTTCCCGATAAATATAAATTTCCACATAATTTAATTCATTTACCAAGTGTAGGTAAAAAAAATATTCGTAATTTTCATGCGAATCAACTTACAAATAATGTTAAAAAAATGTTGGTAATTGATAATCTTGCTATTTTCGAACCTAGAATTCCTGAATTAATATCTTTAATTACAGATAAAAATGCTATGACTAAAACTTTAGTTATATTAGCATTTGATAATCAAGATGAAGTCCCTCAAGGAATTAAAGAAAATTGTTCTCATGTATTCCGATTAAGTGAAGGTTTCCCAACTGTTGTTGAAACAGACGGAAAAGTTTATTATATGTAATTTAATCCAATGATGGAAATATATCAATTTTAGAATTATTTAATCTAATTTCCGGTATATTACAATTTTGAAAATTACTCTGATAATCCGATAAATTAAATTTTGGTTTCTTGAATTCAATCGGTTCTTTAGTTATTAATTTAATATATTTATAGTTGTTTATATCTGGTAAAATCCTTATATTTTTTACCATATTTTCCTTATCACAATATTCATTATCTATTTTTTGTTTATCTATTTTTTGTTTATCTAGAATGTTGTTTTGTTGAGTAAAATTAAATTGTTTTTGATGATTGAGATTATTAAGAAATTTATTATAATTATATGATATTTGTTTATCTAATTTCCAATAGAATTCATTTAATTTACATTTATAATTTTTTATGTCATTAATATCATCTAATTTAACTACTGTTAATTCAGGTTCTTCATTTATATTATGATTAGTACCAATTACTATAAAAGAATATTTTGGTAAGTTTTTAACTAATTCATCAAATATATTATATTCAATGATTTTTACAAAATACCTATTATACAATTTTAATAAGGTGTTTCTACATGTATTTTTACTAATAAATATATAATCAATACTATTAGTGAATAGGTAATTTGTTTCAACCCAATATTCCGAAATAAAAATATTTGATAAATTTGATACAATCGCATTACAAGTTGACAAAGTATTAAATGTTTTATCTTTCAGAACTTTATGTTGATAATTATTAAAATCTTCATACACTAATAATCCGTGATTCCTAGATATTTTTTTCTTATTACTATTTCTTAATTTTTTAAAAAAATATTTACTGAATTTTTCAAGTTGTTCAGGTATACATTCTATACCATTCGTATGTTGAAGACTTTTTGGAATTTGTGAATAATCATTAAATTTATTCACTGATAAAACATTTGTAATATTAATATGTTTTCTTTTATCAAGTTCCATAATATATTTTTGTGCTAATGTTGATTTTCCACTATAACTTTTACCAAGTATGAAAATATTATAATTTTTGTTTATTAAATTCCAATCAAATTCTTTTAGAGTCATTTTTAAATTTAATTTATAATCTTTTTATTTTATATTTTGTTAGATATCTTTTATTTTTTATAATTAAACATACAACACTAAAAATCAGTTTTTATTTTGAATTATTTTTTTTGTATTTCTAGATGTAATTTTTTTATTTTAATGTTTTTATTCTAAAAAGTATTTCTAGATGTAATTTTTTTCATTTATTTTTTGATTGAATTGTATTCAATAAATACCATATAAATAAAAACATTAAAACTATAATTCAAATAGATAAAAAATATACTCGTTTTAGTTGTGTATATATAGAAAAATTGAATTAAATTATAATTAATTTTAATAATTATTTCTCTCAAAAACATCGTTGACATGTTTTCGTGGATTCTTTCCTTTTTCAAAAAGGGAAATCGGTGTGAACGTTGTGGAGATCCTATCCCTGAAGGGGAGGGTATCAAACATTGTTGGACATGTTCCGTTGGCTTGGTAACGGGTTGCAATCTTGTTAGGCAGTGAATCACATGCGTTAATAATTTTTTTTAACATTTATAACGGGACCACGACGTCCTTTGACTTGGTCATAATCAAAACTGTCCTCATCATTATCATCATTCATATCTTGTGCTCTAGATAATTCCCAAAATTCTTGATCACAAACTTGAAATTTAGCATTTAATAGAGACGGCTCAGCTTTAAACCAATAAACTTGATCTTCTAATTTATTACTTTTGGTTACATTGTCAATAACTAGACATTCATAATCTTGAGTACATTGATCCATAACTTGACAAAAAATTTCAAAAGTCGGGAACATTCCAGCATAGTTATCATAAATTCTCTTACGATTAGTTATAATGTTTTCACGACAAATAAATATATAATCAATATTTGTTCTTAAAGATGGAGGAATACCCATTGGATATTGTGTCGTTAAAATAAAGAGAATATTCATATGTCTTCCATTATAAAATAATGTTTTAATTGATTTTAATTTAGTCCATGAATTATCATCTAGGCAATCATCTAAAACCAAAAAGGCGGATGGATTAATTGAGGAATGACCATATCTAGCCAAATCAGATGCTTTCTTTTTTGTATAAAGTATTTGTCGATTAACAGCATTATTTACTATTTCGGGTTTATATTCTTCATGAATTAAAATACTTGGAACAAAATCACCATAAAAACGATTACATCCTTCGGTATGTGAAATAACAGTTCCTAAAGGAAGATGACGTTTATTAAATAATAGTTGTCGAACTAAACTTGATTTTCCAGAACCTCTTTTTCCAATGAAAAGGGTTACAGAGCTATCTCTTACAACAGATATATCAAATTTTTTTAATTGTAAATTCATATATTGATATTTAACATTATTAACAGAAAAAAAATAATACAATCTAACACTTACAAATGAAATGATTTAATAAAAAAATAAATAAATTAATTAATGAAATTGATAACTTTCACCATTTAATCGTTCAGGATTACCAGCAACACACATCGCACCATTTCCTTCTTTACATGTTGGTGGTAATCCATAAAGCCATTTAGCAAATTTACCTTGTTCATTTGGAATAGTTGTAGAAGGCATTGTATAAAATTCCCGTTGTGAATTTTGTTTATTATAAATATCATTAACATCCATAAATAAGTTTTTATGAAATTTTTCTTGGATTTGTTCCTTAATTTCTGGATCTGATGGATGACAAGCAGGTGGTCTTCTAGGGTCATCTGATAATAAAAAGTTCATAAATGGGTTTTCATCTGTAGGGGGCACACACGGTTCTTGGGGATTTTCTTCTTTAATTTTTTGTTCAACTAATTGATTATAATCATAATTTGGTTCAGGTGGTGGTAAATTCATATTATATGATTCCCTAACTTTGGGAGGACTAGAATAATAAACAATTATCGATCCAACCATTACAATAATTGGAATGTATAGAAATAAATAATTTTTATAAACGAATGACAAAATTATTCCAAGATAAATCGCCAATCTAATTATTGAATTAACTTGTTCTCCAAATGTCATTGTAGATTGTGGATAAAAATAATTTAACCTATTTGGATCAATTAAAACAAATGGATTTTGTATCCAATATTCTTCATTATTATTATTTTTTAAAGTCATACTTATTTAATCTATCTTATATTATTTATTTTTATTTTTCTTTATGATTATTTTTCTTTATTATCTATAGCTAAAATAAATATTATAGGTAACATAAATATTTTATCAATTTTTAATATTATAAAAAGTTAAATAACGGGATTTATTACAAGTATTCGTTCAAAAATTTCATCAAATAATTCCACAACCACAACATTAGGGTCAAGAGAATCTTTTACTGGAAACATGTGAAGATGTATCAATCTATAATTCAATTACCTTAAATATTGTATCTTCTCATAATAGCACAAATAAAGAGATATCTGTTCAATTTAGTCAAAATAATCAAGATTGGGATATTAAACTATTTGACAGATATATCGCAACTGGTAATTATTCTAAAGTCTATAGTGTTCAATCAAAATATTTTCGCGTTGTTTATACAAATGGTGATGTATCTCAAAATTCATTTAGACTTCAAACTATGTTAAATATGGATAATAAAAATAATCAATATCAAGGTAATTTAGTTAATTATAGTCAATCTTCCTATGATGCCTTTTCACGTATTAGAGTCTCTTCTCCCCATACATTATTTCAAATTTCCCATAATAATGGAAAACAAAATACATTAATGTGTGAAAAATTATTAAATGGTGGGACAAGCACATATTTATCCAATGAATTAGCTGTTGATTTGACAGTATCAACTACCGATAATTCTGAAGTAATTCAACAATCGCGTGAATATATTACATATCAATCCGGAAAATCATTATTAATCCTCTTGACTGGTGTTCTAAATTCCAATTCGAACGGAAATGACTGTTTAACACGTATTGGTTATTTTGATGATGATAATGGTATTTATTTTCAATATGTAAATCGGACTTTTTCAGTTGTTAAAAGAAGTAAAGTAAGTGGTAGTGTTTTTAATACAATAGTTAATCAATCCGATTGGAATATCGATTCTTTAGATGGTTCCGGAATATCTGGGATGATTATTAACCCATCTAAAGCATAAATTTTTATTATTGACTTAGAATGGCTTGGTGTTGGACGGGTTAGATGTGGTATTGATTATCAAGGAACAATTTATTATTGTCATCAATTTATAAATTCTAATATCAATACAACAACTTATATGACTAGAGCAACATTACCAATTAGATATCAAAAATACATACGAATAATAATACATACGAATAAATATTGATTATATTTTATTTTCAATTAAATAATAATTAAATCATAAATGAATAATATATTAAAATATGACCCTATGAAATTATTTAATTATAAACGATGGGATGTATTAATTAAGTATGTATATTTAAAATATTTAATTATAAAAATAGGGATTCCAGAGACAAACAATATAATAAGTCAAGATGAATATTTTAATAAAATTAATAATGATAATGATTTCAAATTCTTTCGTAATCTTTATATAAATCATTTGAAAATTTTAAATGGTGGTGTTGAAGAAAAAACATTTTTCCAACAAGTTTCAAAAGATACCCCAGAACAATTTCTAGATGATTTTCATAATTTATGGTATGATATCGTTATTAATGATTTTAATCTAGAACATCCAATTCCAATAAATGGATTACAACAAATACTTAATGGAGCACATCGTTTAAGTATTGGATTAATTCTTAAAAAAGAAGTCCCGATACAACAATATAATAATATTACACAACCAACTCTCGAAATATTACCCGAATTATTTTCTGATAGAATAAAATACCAAATTAATAATCCTTATAAATTAATTCCTAGAAGACACAATAAAAATAATAATCTAAATCAATTGTCAAGGGATGAAACAGATTTATTATTTTTGGAATATGTAGAATTAAGAAAAAAATATTTAAGAATAATGGTTTTTTTTCAAACTCAAATTTATAATGATCATAAAAATCAAGAATTTTTAAATGATTTTTTTAAGAAAAAAAAATATGATGTTGTTCATACATCTAGAATTACTTTCACAAATAATGGAATCACAAATTTAATTAAACTTTTATATTATAATGATCCAAAAGTTAATATTTATCTAAAACGTGATTTATGTTATAACAAATCAAATATTGAAGAAAAACTAAGTAATTTATATTATACAACATTTATTCTTCTAGAACATTCCAATGCTAAATTTAAAAATATTTCCGATTCTAGAGGTTCTGATAAAATGGAAATTCGTAATTTTTTAGGTAAATATGATTCTATTCATGTTTCCGATAATTCCGAAAATACTCTACAACTTGCTAAATTAATATATAATCAAAATTCAATTGATTTCATAAATTATACACAACCTTTTAAATATCATAAATTATTAGAACGATGTTTAAAATTTAATAATATTATCAATAATTATTATCATTATATTATTGTTTCATCATCTATTTTAAATCTTTTAGGTGTTAGAGAAGCTAATGATTTAGATTATCTTATTCTAAATAATAACAATAATAACAATAATGATTTTCATAATAAAATAATTGAAAAAAGTCATCTGTTCCAAATGAAATATTATCCAAAAAGTTTATTTGATATGATAACAAATCCAAATAACTTTTTTTATTTTCTAGATTTTAAATTCCAGACAATACAATTATTACACAAATTTAAAAAGAAACGAAATGAAATTCCTAAAGACATTAATGATATTAAATTTATCGAAACTTATAATAATATTAAACATATTATTCCAGAATTAAAAGTAATCACTTTTTTAGAAATAAAACAATATAATATCGAAAATATCGAAAATATAGAAAATATAGAAAATATCGAAAATATCGAAAATAATAATAATCTAGAAACTCTTATTAATAATAAAATTAATCAAATTTATCAAACATATTTTCAAATACGTTTTTTCGATAATTATTTTTTTATCGAAATTGATAATTGTATTCAACAAAATCATTTAGAAGAAATACAATCTAATATTAATCATAAATATCCAAATATAGAAATTAAATTTTTAATCAAAAATCAAGATGAATGGACACAACGTATTCTAATTTATTATCTTCAAATTTGTCATTCAAAAAATGATAAAAATAGATGGTTATTATATCTTAATTTAAACAATAATCTTAACAATAATTTTGATTTAGTTGATATATGGGAACATTTATCAAAACCTAGAATACCATCTATTAATTATATTGAATTAATTTCAGTTCCAGATAATAAAAAAACATCAATTGATTATTTACAAAAATTCTTTAATAATTCACATCATATTGTTGATAAAAAACATATGTCCATATTTTTTTGGTCTCTAATTAAAAAATATTATCTAGAATCATTTGGTAAAAATAAAAATAAAAATATGACATTTCATGAAATTCTAGATATTATATATCAAAAAGATATTAAAAATATTGGCGATTATACAGTTCATCACGATTGGAAATCATTTGTATATTATTATTAATTATTTTCTTTTTTTGTTAATTTGTGTCATTTTATTCTCATATTTTTTATAATTATCACTTGAAGAAAACATTGTAAATAATTAAATAATTACATATAATAAAAAACTTATATTATATTATTTTTTTTATTCTATTCTGTGATTCTGAATTCTAGATTTTCCGCTAATGGTGGGTCATCAATCCATTTATATAATGATGAACCCGCGGGTCCCCATTTTCCAATTGTATTAATTTCAATAATCCAAACCTTAATAACATCATTAACATCATATTCAACATAAAAATCTATAATTGCTTCTCGATACTTATGTTTATTATCAAGTAAATTATAAATGCGATTCCATTCTAATTGAATTGCTTGATAAATTTCATTTCGATTTTCAATATGATATTTCATTGATACATAAACTTCATAAAGGAATTGTTGGCTAATTCCAATAATTTTACCATCATCAATAAAACCTCTGAATTCATTTTCTCCTCCAATATTTGTTTTCCATTTTTTAAAATATAATGCTAGATTGTCATGATTTTTTAGTTCCCTAATCGCTGTAATACCTCCAAAAATATGTTCAATAACATCATTTCCATTGAAACATTCTTGAATCGGATAATCGTGTTTTGTAGAATGTCTATCTGTTTTGACAAAAACACCATTTGATGATGAATCACATATTTTTTTAATAATTTGGTTTATTTGTTCTTTGAGTGGGTCTAGAATTGGATCATTTAATAAATTTTGATAATTACGACCATACATTTGTAATTTAGAAATTTCCTCTAGAATTTCATAATATTTCTTATCAATTTCTAATCGTTCAAAATGATATCCTAGATACATATGCCAATTAATCGGTGAATACCAATCCATCATAATATTGTAAATTTTGTAAAAAGCATCCCATATAAATTCTGGATATTTATTATTTCCAAATAAAATATCTTGATGTATTTCAATCATAATATCTGAAAAACATGTACGAATATTATCTTCAGCTTTGGATTCTTTAATTCGAGTATTATAAAATTTTTCATCTAGAATTAATTTTGTAATTTTTCCTTCTTCTAAATATTCAAATCTAAATGGAGCTATATGATAATGATTGTTATCATTCCTCTTTTCT